CTGCCACGTCAGGGTCGTCCAATTTAGAGATGATTGTGAATGTTACTTCACGCCCCTCTTTAATCATCTGATTTACCCGCCGAGCGACACCGGAGTTGACCTTATGCATCCGAAGTGTTCCTGTGCCTTCCCATGAAATCACTTTTTTATGAACAGCCGCTACCCCGGCAATATTAACATCCTCTTTATTGAAGCTGATCTGAGCTTGTAACCCTTTTTGGTCAGCCAATTTTGCATCATCCAACCAAACCTCGCCATACGTACCGTTAATTACATTTTTGCCGTCCATTTAATTCCACCCCCTTATTAGATTAAGAAGTCAAGATTGATATCTTCAATTGCATCCAACGGTTTAATAGTACCTTCAAGGAATACTTTATCCTTCGTATTTGCCTCTTTAATATCTTGCTCATTCATTCCCGTAGTATCAACTCCAATGGATTTCAGGTATGCTTCCTGCTTAACGATATTGATACCTACAACATTTTGGTTAGCATCCAGAACACCATCAGCTTCCAGCAGTTTAAGATAGCCGTTAATAGCAGAAATCAACAGCACTTTGTTATCATAGCTGTTTGCATACTTACCAATGTAGCTGTCCTCTGCTGTTTTGCGAATATCTGTGTAAACAAGATCGAGAATATCAACAATCTTGATTTTCTTCCAATCTTCGCCTTTGTCAGCAGTTGTAGTTTGAAGAGAGTTTACTGCACGAGCAACTTTTACCTTTTCACCGTCATTGTAAATGACGAACTCACCGTTATCGATCCGATCATCGAGATCAGCTTTAGTCACTTTCGGCACATCATCAACATCAGGCAACACTTGGAACGTAGCCGATACTTGCAACGGCGTACCTGCCAGAAGCCCGGCAATACGAGAGCAAAATTCAGCGGTAGTATAAGTCGTATCACCTACAACAATGCTATCCGTAGTGAAATTAATGATCCCTTCATGGTCAGCGTCAACATTCGGCAGAACAGCCTTAATCTTCTTACCATTTTGCCGTTGAGATTTTACCCAAGAATCAATAGTATCATTTTCAGTGATATCTGGGACAGCCAGATAATCAAACTTGACACCTTCGAGATAGTTAAGTGCGATTGTGAAATCATGAGTATCAGTCTCTGCATCATAAACAGTAGAAGGTAAGAAGAACGCCACAACAGATTGAGGCGGATTGACTCCGCCGACAAATGCCAATTCAATTTGCTTCTTATTCGCCGCCGAAACATTAGTCGGAATATCAGCTACAGAAGTCATACGATAAAATCCGCCAACAGTTGGATCAACCAGAATCAGCGCAACCACTCCACGGCTACCGCGTTGAATAGCAGAAATTGCCGTACTTTTAAACTCAATACTAATTTGAGGCAATGGCATTTTATATCACTCCTCCACATTTTTTATTTCAATGTCAGCATCCTGTGCGATATCATAATCGTCAGGCTCTTTCAATTCATCGAAATCATCGATATACATTTGAAGATCAAAATAAATTTCCTCATCCTGAACATACCCATTGATACCTATCACTTTCGCAAATCTATCCGTCCCGTAAACAGGTAAACTCCCGTCAATGAACAACGAATAAATCTTGTTTAACTCCCCCATTTGTTTATCAATATCTACAACCTCATTATCAGTGCGCCAACTAAAAAAGACGACTTGAACATTCAAGTTCCACCGTCTTTTATATCTGTTCAATTCTTCAATGTCACCAGCCACAAATTGAATAAAAAATGAAGGTCGAACAAAGCCAGCAGGTATCCTTTGAATATATACAGGAGCGGTACTATATCGGCTGATCAGTCTATTAGCAACGCTGTTTAAAATCCTAATCATCCCAGACACTCCTTAAATCGTTCATGAATTGATTAATTTCACGCTTCATGTTAGGCCTCGCTACAATCATAGCCTTCTCCATGAACTTTTTACCGTAGACAAACCGCTCAGTAAGCATCATACCCTCGTTGTAATTAGGTATATACTCAAACGTATTATTCCCTCTCCATCTCCCCGGCACGAAACGTCTATGTTGCACATGCCCATCATTAACGAATCGTGCATACTCAACATTCGTACCGACAACAACGCGACTATCGCCCTCAAACTCAATCACAATACTTGACCTCAATCTTCCTGTGTCCACCGCACCTAATGTCGTTATCTTCTTCTTGACTTCAAGCTGATAAATCGTGCCCAGCCTCATCAATAGCTGTTCTTTCTTCTCATCGAAGTCCTTGATAACTCTTCTCGCTCTCTCCTCAAATTCTCCCCAATGTCGGTAATATTTATGGTTATCATTCTTCTTCGCCATAATTAAGCCTCCGCGTTGGTGATGATCTCAAGTTCAATATGGGTGCGGTGTCTAACAGCAGGGTCTGTAGCAAAATACTTCTCTCCATTGATATAGAGCACATCATTCCTCTTAATGTCAGCTTGAGGCTCGACATAAAGGTTAAACAAGTTTCTCACAACGGCTTGTGGGTCAGTTTGCGTGACCGTACTACCTGTTCCTTTATCGAGAGAGCATTTATACCTTCCGATCTCAATAAGTTCCGTGATAGGTCTGTTAAGCGGCCCTAATACCGTCTGATTTCTTTTGACGATTACCTCATCAGTCATAAACCGCATATTAGAACACCCTCATCAAACGGTATGGGTATAGCCGCATCTTAATTTCTTTCGGCAAACCGTCAGTGAATGTAACAGATCGACTTCCAAGAGTCTCACTCGAATACCCTTCTGAATACAGCCGATTAAACCGGAAAAGAACTAAGTCCTCTAAAACACTTTCCAGCGGTTCAGGGAATTGATATTCACCTTCAACCATGAAATCGTTATTGCAGAAAATTTTAATATCCTTTTCCGCCTTATCGATCAGTAGAGATAAGAGAGTATCTTTTGAGCCATCAATATAACCGCTCAATAACTTTACATTGGACAATATTTGTTCTTTATCCAACTTACTCGCCTCCCCTCAATTAAACCTCACGGACTCCTTCCAACTTCCTAAGCTGTTCAGCAACATCGGGGTCACTTGTAGTATACCGACCTTTACGGAACTGAATATTCAGGAAACCGACCCACATATAAGCATTATCAGATTCAAACGTAAAAGTCTTAATCTCACGTTCTCGATCCTTCAACTCATCCAACTGGGACTGTTCTTCTTCCGTCCCGTCTACAGGCTTCTCTGGCACAGTAATAGGATTCTTTCTCGGTCTACCCATTCAAATACTCCTCCTTCATACAAATAAAAAAGGGGCAAGGGATTTAAACCCCGGCCCCTCATTTTTATAACAAACCCCACTCGATATTAAATCTGACGGCCCGAGTAAGCCCAGTCCGCCATTATGCCATCATTTTTATAACAAACCACATTCGATATTAAATTAGCCCGTAATTCCTACGATTTTACCTCCGGCATATTGGTTCAACAGTTTAACAGTGTTTTCAACCAGAACATGGCCTTTGGAGTAGTCGCCCGTTTTAGCCAAATCTTCATAGAAAGGAGGACGCAGTTCAGCAATCTCAACATAGTCCAAATCAACAGCCATAATCGTGCCTTGAGGCATATGGCGGTTCAGTACAAAGTTAATTTCACCGAAGTCGGAATCAACACGGGAAACTTTAATACCCATCACATTATCTCCTGCTTCTGCAATCAAACGTGTATTAGAGCCATTTTTCAGCAGGTTGTTGACAATACGTTTTTCAGTTGCATTCAAGAACGCATAGAACGTACCGCTTGCACCTTTAGCCCACGATTTTTGCAACATATCGAGAAGATGATTTTCTGTAAGAATGCCCGGATTAGAAGTCTCATCAGCCAAATCGATCACGTTATTAGAATTAATCAGATTCAGCAAGCCGTTCATTTGACGAGGAGTAGAACCGGACTCAAGTGCTTTTACACCATTAATGATGTAATACTCAATATCACGCTTCAATTCAGCCAGACGGTCTTGTACCTCTGCCTGAAACTCATCACCGATCCCTTGAGCCGCCAAAGCGCGAACAGTACCAGAAACAGAAGTAACCTTCTCGATAATCTGGCACACATTCGACAGCATCGTGCGAGTGGAGTTGATAGCACTGCCAGCCTCTGCACCTTCAAGGATTGTGTTCGAGAGGGTTTGATTCATTTGCTTCTCTCTCCACGTAACCGTGATATCTTTAGCCGGAACGATTTGTCCACGACCAGTCAACAGTGTGTAAAGCGGGGTATCTACAGGATTAACCAGCGCAATTTCATTGGACAAGTCAATCAATTCACCAGTCAAAAAAGTATTTGCATACTTCTTCATTTACCAATCACTCCTTTTAATAAGTTGTTTTATTCTTAAACTTAGAAGCGATCATGCCGCGCACATCGCCACGTTTTAAGGCTTTTTGGTACTCATCGAGTGGGGGATTGTTTTCGTTGTGCTTCAATTCAGGAGTTTTCCCTTTAAGGTACTCATTCTTGACTTCCTCAACCTTTTTATCCACCAACGCTGTAAATAACTCTTTAACCTTCTTAACTTTGGTTTCAAGAGTTTTCCGCGCTTCTTCTTGATCCTCGATGCTGATCGCCGCTGAAACGTCAATAAGATCACGGAACCCAGTGTCGAGTTGTTCAGCTTCCAGAATGTCGATCAGTTCAAGTTTCAATTCACGAGAACGAATTTCCAGTTCCCGCTTTTTAGCTTCTTGTTCAAGCTGTTTTTCAAGTTCTTTTTTCCGTTCTTCTTCGGTCATTTGCGCTCTACGCTGTTCTTCCTCGAATTGCTCTTTCAGCTTCTTAGTTGTTTTCTTCACAGCGTCAGTTACACGTTTATCAACGTGAGATTGAAAATCCTTCAAGAAGTTCTCATCTTTAAGCAACTCTTCAAGGCTTGGCGATTTAGGTGTTTGATCCTCGCCTTGATCACCACTTACATCTGCACTATCACTATCATCATTACCCGCATCTTCCCCTTCTGCAAAAAGTTGAAGGTTTACAGGGTATTTAAGTTTAATTTCATCAAATGCTTTCATAATCTAAATTCCTCCCATATGTTAGTTGCATGACCGACCCCTAAAAATAGTTGTCCGATCTCTGCCCCTCAAATTTATTGACAACAAATTGGTGTATTTTATCACTAAAGAAAATAAAAAAGAGCCTAACGGCTCACTGTGCATCTCTCCATGACGGATAATCATCAGCATCACGGATCGCTCTCGTTCTCGCATTAACATCGTTATAGCTTATCGGGTCGAGAATTGGTACATAAGTGCATCGACACATCGGGTGTCTTGGCAACATCACCTCTTTACCTAACTGAAATATTTTCAGGTGAGTTTCACCGCAAATTTCACATGTTCTCTCGTCAGATGTTGTAGCCAAATACTGAACTCTTTTAATGCCGTTATCAGCCATCGCCTTTGCCTCGGCTACATAACTTACCCGCATTACCTCTGTTCTCGCCACCCTTAACGCATTAAACCGTGAGTTATTAATACCTTTATTTATACGGTCAGCGGCTTTCTGCATACTCTCCCCTAACACAAGGGATTGGGTTATTCCTTCACGTAAATTTTTGAGTAGTAACTCCTTATTGTCCCATATTCTGTCAGAAAACATCGCCCCAGACCATGGGTAATTAACCGACTCTTTTACAAACTTCTTAGGTATCCGGTCAAAAGAACGAGTTACTGCCGTATACTGACCAAGTAGAAAGATTGTTCTTAGATATCTCTCCTCATAAATATCCTCTAACTCCTGTCTAACATAACTCACTTCTTCCGCCCTAAGATCATTAAGAATTTCATTGATTTGATCAAGTAATGTAACCAGCCTTGCGTATTTGCTTGCCTCAATGTACGTCCAACTCGGCATCCGCGCATTCAGTTCAAGAATAAGAGAAACGATATCTTTACCGACTCTTTGATAAAGCCGTGTAAGATATCGTTCCATCTCTTCGATTGTCTCCATCACGCCCGCTTGATTATCGAGAACTTTTCTCTGTATCTCCTTAATTAACCGCTCTCTTTCTTCGGAAGTCATGATTAGTCACCTTCTACTGGAAAATCTTCCAACGTTGCCGGTTGACGGAAACTTTCAGTCTCTCTTGCGTAAGGGTCTTTTTCCTTTTCAGCCATCTCAACAACATCTTTCGCATCGTCAACGAACGGCAACAAACCGACAAGAGAAACACGGTCTACAATACCGTTAAGTTTTTGAATGACATCAGCCAATTCCGAAAGGTTGTTAGGTACATTACGTGTAAACTGGATCGATAACTTGTTCAAATCGACCACTTCACCGGTGATAACACGAATAGGTTCAGCCAGCACCTTAATAAGTTCCTTCATCGCCCGTCTAAACTTTCTCTCTTTCGTGATGCAACGTGTCTCCAATCCAAACAATTTAAACCGAATTGCTACACCGGACAGATTGTTTGCGAAATTATCGTCAGACAAGTTAGGTACTTGTGAGAAGCGATAAATGTTATCTTGCAATCTGTCAAGATGAGCAGTCATATAGTCTTTAGGAAGTTGCTTCGTGATAAACTTAACATCACCATCTTCCCCTACCTCGATTATCCCTTCCTCCTTCAATCGCTGAACGGTATCGTTGTTGAGGGACATATTCTTGATCATTAGGTAAGCAGATCGAAACACTTCCAACTCATCAGAGTTTGAGGACATTATTTTATCGAAATCCTCAACCAACGAAATTACTTTCTCAAAATCACCCATCCGCTCCTCATTATTGGGGAACTCGATGATAGGTACTCGACCAAAGATGTGTTCATGAGGCGGGTTCATGTCATCAACACGGAACAGACCCATTTCACTGTCCTCAATCCAATACGAGATGTCTGAACTGCTATAGACTTCTGCATACCGAAGTTCATCTTCATTGTTAGCAAGCTTAATCTTATAAAACCGGACAGCGTAGAGGAGTTCATCAGGTTTATTGGCATTGTAGATAAAAATAACTTCTTCCGCCGGAACACGAACCATGCGAGTCTCGCTGTACTCATTTTGATACACCATAAGAGCACTTCTACCCTTGATTGCTCCCTCTTTTCCGATCTCCATGAACAAATCATCAGAATCATTATCAGCAAAGATATAATCAAGGAAATCCTGAACCTCTTCTACCTCATAATTAAGCACAATCGGGTTCCCTAAGAAATAGCCAGTAATTGTATCAACGATCTCGCCGTAATAGTTATTAACCAATCGATTGTTTGGCTTATTTGGGTCTGTTTCCTTCTTGTCCAAGATCGCATGTTTCCCTTTATACAACTCATAATTTCTATGCATCCGTGGAACTTGCTCGTTTTGAAAATTCTCAATGATCTCATGAAGCAAAACACCGTCAATCGTATCCTGCTCTGTAAGATACACTTTCTTGCTCATTTCCTCACTCCTCCATCTTATCTGCTACATAATTCGTCAATAATACTGCACCAAATATCATCTATCTGCAAAACAAAAAGACGCGACCATTTTCGGCCGCGCCCTATTAGTTATAATTAAATATTAATTTAGATTTAATTAATAAATAATTATATTTATATATAGTATTACTTTAGTATATATTTAAGGCTCAAATTTGACCCCTCAAACTAACTCCTTGATCGTTAAATTAATCTGATCCGCCCACTGACTAATCATCCCTCTGTAGTTATTCACTAACTCACATGTATCTGCAAATTTCTGTTTACACATGTGTATACGGTATACCTCAAAAGGAGTTAATCCATTGATATCTTCAACCTTCTTGTTATCCACTTGACCAGTATGACCAATTACCACGACCCGCCCCCCGGCATCGTGCACCCGCGTAAGAATCAACTGCAAATCACTGATTGAACGAGCATTTTGAGCCTCATCGATGATCAGGAAAGTTCTTTTCATATTGACTCCACGCATAGACATGTCAGTCTCCATTATAATCTCCTCATTTGCCCTTAGAGCGGTAAATGCGGCTTCTCCTATACCTAACTCCTCCAAGGCATCAAAAAGCGGCAGAAACAGCTTTGCGGCCTTCTGATCACTATCCCCCGGCAAGAACCCTTGACTTAAATATCTGTCGTCAGGAAACCGGATATACACGATCCTATCACATACACCACGCCGCATCATTTCAAAACCCATTTCCACTGCCAATGTAGTTTTCCCTGTCCCGCTCGGCGCATCTACAAATACAACCTGCTTTTTCTCGATTGTTTGCATGTATTTAAGCTGATATTCGTCTGGTTTGAATGTAAGGTGCGTACTGTATGGATTAAAGCTGTATTTTTGCTCGTATTGAGGACTACGTTTTTTCTTTTTACTCATATTTAACAGCCTCCTATCGCTTATATCCCCTCTCACTGCTTTACGCATCAATACATCACCTTTTATGCAAATAAAAAAGGCTACCCATAAACGAGTAGCCTTATAACTACTACTATTACACCGCACACAATGAAGTACCACCATAACATGTCTGTAGATCGATCATCCTTACTCACTTCAATATCGCACCACTTTTCCCAAAGAATTTATACAGGAAATTACCGTTTTTCGCTTCAAGTTCTTTGGTGAGGTAGTAAGTAAACTCATCATCGCTCATACGAATGTTACTCATTTGCAAGAACCAATCATTTCGATTTCTTACTGCTCTCTCAACCCGTCTTACTAAACCGTTAACCTTCTCATAAATCACACAAGATTGTGCATCATCAGGTATAACATGTTTAATCAATGCAGGTTCATCTTCAATAGACAGTGGAAATACTAAGCATCCAACACCTTCATATTTCATCAGCAGATCGGAAAATTCATCCTGCGTATACTCCGTATCATCATAATCTCCGTCCACTCTCCACCACATACCGTTAATGAGTTTTGCATAAACATGCGTGCAACTATCCGTCAACACCTCTACCCGCTCAACTCTGTCCAATGCGTAACCAACTTTCATTTACTTATCGCCTCCAATTTATGGCTTTATAAGAATTTAACTCCGTTTATCCAACTTTTTCATGCTATTATTATACACCGTCCATTATAATAATCAACCGTGAAAGACAAAAAAAAATAACCGCCAAAAGGCGGCTACTTTCATTCCCACTTATCAATTTTAAGTTCTGCACAAACAGCCATTATAACGAGCAGAATAACTAAAATAAGGCTCATTCTCCTACCGGTTGAGTTATCCCTGCCCCCTCATCGATAACAACGATTCTCGGGCTATCTACGGCCCCTAAAACGATTAACCCGACAGCCTCCACCTGCCTCCCGCTCTCAAAAGTCACTTTATATGATCCCGTTTCACTAATCATTTGAGCGACTCTTCCGATCATAGGACTTAAAATTTTTGCGTGCTCAAATCCTCCGCCTTTGACAATAAATCTTACATCAACAAGTTTCATTCCTATCTCCTCCTCATGGCATTATATATCTTTCTGTATAACAATGTAAACAAAAAAATAGAGGCTTTTTCAGCCTCTTATTACAGAAGAATCATTACGAATACCAACCCAACAACTACAACACCAATGGCGGCATAGTTGCGTGCGGCTTCTTGTTCTGGCGTGATTTCACGCTCTTTCCAGCCATAATCTGTTCTTTCGATGATTGTATATTTCATTTTTATTCACCTCCTGCATGTGGAGTGTTATTAACCAAATTACGCCAATCAATAACCCAATTCCCCGAAGCAAGTTGAGAGTGAACCTGAGTGTTAGAATATCTCACACGATAAAGGTCATCGTCTCCCTGCTCTTTCCAGACAACAGTGTAATAATACTTAGAATCTGGATAAGCGAGATGCACAACATTCTCGCCATCACGAATATCGCCAATATGCTTAAAGAAAAACGGTATTCTCTTCTTAAATGCCTTCACGATCCTCACCAACCATTTCCCATACTCCCTCTCTTAATGCGATGCTTACCGTGATAGTATCATACTCCAAAGAATATGTCTTAAGCCCCGGCTGATCCCACGTTACAATGAATTTTGATGGCTTACTTGGATTGCGTGTAGCGAGGTACAAACTACCCGTATCTTTGACCCTGAACAGGAACTCATCTGGCAATTTCACGCAACAACACTCCCGTCTTTACCTAACTTTACCCAAATTCCAAGGTCTAACAACATACTAACATCCGACCTTGAATAAGAAGTTTCACAGTAAATATCATTATCAATCCAAGCCACTTCATAGTAACTGTCGCTCTTTAGGACAAGGTATTTACGATCATCTAACTTATCATATACAAACATTATATCGTCAACCGATTCAGGCATTTAATTCCCTCCCAATCACAACCCATTCATTAGACCTGATAAGTCGATGTACTTGCTCGACATCATAATTGGCGACTATATCATCATAACTATAGATTAGGTAGCTATTCTGATTCTGATCATACACCGCAAGATAAAAATAATTTGTACTGTAGTTAAATCGAAACATAAAAACCTCATCCGGCACTTTATACAACACCTCCAATTCACTCTATACAATCATTAACTCTATCTACAGGAAATCATAAAATTACCGTATGTTTGGGGGCTTTTAGCCCCCTACTGCCGAAGGAACTTCAATGCAGACACAAAGCGTGGCTTTTGATGATACTTTTTAGCGATCTCTTTGCTCTTAGCATTAACCGCTTCAATGTATGGTTTGACTTCTTCGATGGCTTCCGATTGACTCATTTTGCCGATTGCATACAGCTTCTTTGCGGCCTCTGCCCGCTCTCTAAGAACACTAATTTCATCGCTCATCGCTTATCTCTCCTTCGATTTATTCATCCCTTACACTTATTATTATACACGTACCATGATAATATTCATAGTAGTTTTTGGTGTTTTTTATAAGAAAAGGGAAGGCCGTCACTTCATCCTTCCCCCTCCTTGAGTCACGTACCATCTATATTCATTATACACGTAGATACATAATAAACAAGTGACAAGCACATTAATTGGAGATGTAAACATCAATCAACCGATTCAGACTCATTTCATAAATATTCTGCTCATAATCGCCTGAAATTAGATCACCTCCATAGACCGCCTTAAAACGGTTTCTAAGCCCTTCATACCACAAGTCGAAGGGTTCACCTTCGGAGAACATATTAGACCGCTTCACGGCCTCAATAGCCTCCTTAAATGACGTACAATGATACTGCTTATCTCCATACACGACTAAAATATGCATTTCCGTTCCCCTCCTTATACAAAAAGAGGAGGTATTCCCTCCCCTTATACTGTTACCATATATTCCCCTCTTTTTCCTACGCCCTGATCTCTAAACTGCTTATTTCTCTTGCCGATAAACTCGCTGATTTCAGTTCCATTCAATCCAAGTTCAGTGTAGAGGTCATAGTTACGATGAACATATGCTTCATCAGGTTCACACTTAGCGATTCTTGCTTTACCTTTTGGTTTAATCTTCTTACCTGCGAATTGAGCAGTCTCTACAATTTTATGAGTGAGGATAATCCAAGAACTGATCTTTTGATAGTCTGTCGATCCAGCGTGCTGTCTGAACTCTAACGTCCCATGATTTACCCACGATACAAAATTTACTTTGTAATATCTTTGGCTTCTGTAATACACTCCGTAATAATCTGATCCGCCGAGTACCTGTTTCATTTCTTCAATGTCCTGCATTCTCTCCACTACTTGAATTACCGTTTCGTTTGAATCCATCCAACTCCCATTAATCAATTTTGCGTACCGATTATCGAAACGGCTTTTAGGGAAGATTTCATCAATTGCTCTTTCATGTTTTGCATAGATGCGATATACATTGCGAATCTGTTCAAATTCAAGGTCAGCGGCGTAATGATGAACGTGTACTCCGCAGTTAGCTGTCACTTTCGGGTTGTACTGATTAACGATAGAGAGAACTAATTCCAACTCCCGAAGCCCGCTCACGCCTTTTAATACCGGCGATACGATTTCCATGCTGGAGTGCCCTGAAAGCGATCCATCATGCTCAATTTTCCAAGAGTTGTAATTACCATGTTCTACAGAACCAATTGCTTTCGCCTCAATCCCCGCCTCATTCAACACTTCCGCCAATTTTGACTTATTTATATCTAAGCCTTCAATTTCAATCTCAACACCGAATTGCAATTGTCTTGCAAACTCAACTTTCTTTAATGTTTTTCCCATCTTCATCAGCCTCCATTAATCAATTTCCCTTAACCTTATGTCTTTATTATACACATAGCACCATAATAATAAAAGTATTTTTGGTGTGAATTTGGAAATTTTTTGGTGTTAAATTCTGAACAGTGACCGATCAAGTATATTAACCTGATTCTGTTCTTGAACAGTAACCGCAAAATCGAAGCCATCAAATAAATCGTCATGCTCCTGATCCCCATCCTTGCTCATAAGCAAGAGTTCTTCTTCAAAGTCACTCATGTTCTCCCGCAAAAACACTTTACCATTCTCAAACAATGCAGACCGTCTCATTGCTCTTGTTACCTTGTCCTTTGATGTATGAAGATTAATGATAGGAAGATGTGTACTCCGTCTTAACTCCTGCGCCATAGACAACTGATAAGCCACAGTCTCAATCCCAATCCGCTCAACCATAGGGAATTTTCTTGCTAACTCAACAATCTTATTAAACTGTTGGTCGAATGTGAGCCGCCCACGGAAATAATCGAGTGCATACACATTATGCTCATCGTCTACGCCGACAATAAAGACGACGAAAAAGTCAGACGAACTGCTTTGAGTGATTGCCAAGTCGATTCCGAAAAATACTCTAACCTTCTTCTTAACCACCTCTCCCGACTCTTCATTACGAATAAATACATTGACAGTGTTATCTGTGATCTCATATCTATCGTAATACCGAAAGTAGTCTGCTTTGAAAATGTCTCCTTTAGCTAATTCAACATCATTTTGATACTGCATACCAAAGATGATACTTCCTGACTCCGCACGAATCTTTTTAAGGGTCTCTAAGCTAAATTTCTCCTCCCATAACGATACTTCCTTATCCCCCTTCTTATTAATCGCCATCTGTACTTGAACAGAATAGTTACCGGACTCGATAAAATCTTGGTACAAATCGGATGGGTGATATCTTGTCCCTAAGATATGAAAATCTCCATCAGGCTCTAATGTCGGCAACAACGCAGAATAAAACCATTCTTTCAGCTTACGTCTTTGCGTCTCTGTACGAGCATTCTCAAATCCAACCATATCGTCCCCAATAATGAAATCGAAGTGCTTAGATACCACCGCACCAGAAGCCCCTAATGCCGTCAATGTGGCCTCTTTGCGAATAAGGGTACGGTTACTTACCGTGAACTCATTATCATTCCATGGGTTCCCTTTTAAGTCCCCGAACACACGAATAAGGTCAGTATTCGACTCAAAATGTGCTCTAACCTCTTTTAAGAAAGATTGAGCCTGTGCCTGTGTCTTAGACCCAATCATTCCCCTAATATTAGGGTCACGGAGAATGCGAGTAATGCAATAATCCACATCCCCTACCGTACTTTTACCAAATCCACGTGGAGCCAGATCAAGAGTATATCTCTGCTCGCTCTTATGTTTAATAATCTTCTTATGCATAGGTTTAAGAGTTCTTTTTGTAATGTACTTACACACGGTATAATAAGCCGCCGCGAAATCATCGCCCAATACAATCTCCTTCACCACTAAATCAGGCAACATTGTCCCATCTAACGCAATACAATAACCTCTCATCTTATCCTTCCCCTCCAACACAAAAAAGGCACGTAGATTATTCTACGCGCCCTTCATTTTATTTAATTACTCCATCGTGTAACGCTTTTCCACCGTTGCATAATTAACCTTAAATGTCATGCCAGACGGTGGCTCATACTCCTCATTATAATACCTGATGATCTCCTCGATCTCCCCTGATGTCGGGTAAGAAAGAAACACACCTTTTGAGAATGAGATAGGTTTCATTTCTAACGATCCATGAATAACTACTACATAATATTCAATCATTCGGATACAATACCTCCCTCACTTCTTCGCGGATTTGATTGATATACTCATTAAACGTACCATTCTTAATTCTCTTCTCCCGTTTATATTCAATCGTTGACTTAACGACTGAAGCATGAACATTGTCAGGCTCCGTTGTTGTGAGTAAGAGTTCAAACAACCAATTCTCTCTTTCCCCTCCAACCAATTCAGGACATTCATTGTCAATGAAAAATTGATTAATCTTCTCGACCGAATTAATTGGATTCACTTTATAATCATTAATCCCATCGATCAATAATCTTGTTTCATATGCCGACAATAATAAGCTTTCATCACCAGAAGCATGTTGATAAGCAAACTCAAGAAGTTCTCTTGGAAGTTCCTCACCCATTCCCAGATAATCATGACACCACTTAACATAATCGCTCGATGATTTAAAAACGCCAACCACTTTATCCATTAATCTTCTCTCCCCTTTAACTTTACTTATTGAAATTATCTAACGCCAACCGTGCCTCATATCTAAGTTCACTTACAAGTTGCTCAATCTCCCCTGTCTCATTCGCCATTGCATAATACGCCTCCAAGGTTGATTTGACAAGGTTACGTCTCAACTTCTTGATATCATCCAATGTCTTAATCAAATCGATCAACATTCTAACCTCTTCATCGAATTGATCTGCAACTCCATACCGTTCAGCATAGGCTTTAAAGTCCTCAAACGTGTTCAGCGTCTCATCATTCTCTGCATCCTTAGCCGTCTTTGTAATGTGTCCAGCAACTAACGATCCTCCATCATCTCCAACCATCAAAATTATAGCATAAGTAGCCTCAATGGCCGGGTCAGGTATATCAAGGCCCATAATATTTTTAATCCAAGTCTTATACCCCGTTAGGTTTTTAAACGTAATATTATCCATTAATAAAT